GCGCGGGCCCCCCATATAGTACCACCACGGGAGTCCCTTCCAACGGCGGATCTGTTTTTGCCCTTTTCCCTAAAGATGCACCACTCCAGCATCGTCTCGACCCGTCTCCGTCGTAACCAACGCACCCTTCCTTACGTCGTTGGGAACAGAATAACGGTGCTACAACCGTCACTTTCGCGACGTGTTCCCAAATCCAAAGTCGTTTGGGAACGCGTTTGGGAACAAGCATATCGGCCTCGAACCTACGTAATCGGCGAGTTGTTCCCATGTTCCCAAACTTTTAGGGTAGATACTATACATATAGGGGCCGGCATTCGAGATCAGATCGATCGTTTTCTCTCTCTATATAGGTAGTATGTGCACCCAAAAACTTTGGGAACATGGGAACAAATGGCGAATAACCGAGGTTCCACCTACATATGCTTGTTCCCTTTTGCGTTCCCAAACGCCACCGAGAATGGGAACGCCCAGAGATAACCGGCCGCAAACCGCCACTCTCGCGTTCCCAACGACGTAAGCGGCACTGCATTGGTTACGACGCGACGCCGAAATGCACTCTCCATAAAGATGCACCACACCACATGACCTCCGTAAAGACGCACCACACGAGATAAGACACACCATCGCGCCGGGGTGAAGGACACCATGCACTCACCTGGGCATCCTCCGTAGCTTTCATCTCAACATAAGCTGACAATCACCGCGAACTGGGCTATGCTGATGCCATGTCCGCCGACCGCAAGACGTCCAACTACAAACTTCGCTGGACCTACATGGGCTTCACGCGAATGGGGGGCACGGCGTTCCAGACCCCGTGGGCGGAGATTGCCACGGTTCACCACCTGAGCGCCGCCACGGCTGTCCCTCCGCCCCGCTACGCCGGCACCACGACGCGTGACGTAATGCAGGTGGCCCGCTACCTCACCCGCGCGCTCCGCACCGCCCCGGAGTTCGCCGCCGCGCTCTACTCCGACGCGTTCCTCGTGTCGCCGAAGACATGGCCCGACGACATGCTCCGTCTGTTCCCGACCGATGACCCGCCGAGTCCGCACGACTTCGCCACCTACATCCTCTCGCGCCGAGGAGGCGCCGGAAAAGCCGGACCGGGCGCCGATGTCCTGAGCAAGATGGTGCTGTGCTGGTGGCTGGTGGGCCTCCCCCTGGCCGCCCTCGACGCCCGTGCGACCTTGCCCCTGCCGGCAGCGAGTCACCTGTACGACGCCGTGAAGTCGCTGATGCAGCGTCCGGTCTTTAGTCTGTGGGCTTTGGGCGACGACCTGGCGCCGTTGATGGACTCCGACCAGATGGTGAAGAGCCTGCCCTACATCCTGGGCCTCAAGCGGGGCACGACGGCGGATACCCGCGTGTATAGCGGGGCCCTCCACGACGCAGTCAACGGGCCCTACGTGACCGCGATCCGCTCTCGCCGAACGGCAATCCGCCCGATGAAACGCATCCTGCCCGACCTTCCGGCCACGTTCATCTCGCTGGAAGAGAAGCAGAGCACGCTGATGAGCAATCCGACCTTCGGGGATGCCCTCATCGAGAACCGAAAGGTGGTCGAGAAGGCGTTGGAGAGCTGGATTTTCCCGGACTACGCCTCTTTTACGCCACTCGACGTGGCCTGGAGCACGAAATGAAGCCCGGAAACAAGCAGGTGCCCGTCCTCCCGGGCGCTCCACTCCCTGCTGACCTCCGCGACATGCTCGATCCGGGCAAAATCCGCGATCTGGACGACGTCTCCGACCTCGTTTCGGGCATGATCCGCGCGTTTTGCGAGGGAGACATCGACATTCGGCGCTCGAAGGAGATCCGGCAGTGGACGCAGCTCCTCTTTACGTCCGTCGCGGCCAAGAACCCGAAGCAAGACGCGCCGGTCAACCTGATCGCGCAGCTGATCTCGATGGATGCGCCGTCTCCGGCGGGCCGAATGGTGGTGGACACCTCGTTGAGCGACCCGGAAGCGACGCAGCGCGGCTATCAGCCGCCGAGACAGCTGGGTGAAGCCCTCACGCCTGAGGTGTTGGGCCTCCCTTCGCACCTCGCCGCCCAAAAAGCCATCGAACTGCTGGAGATTGAGTGACTCCCCAGCAGCAGCTCAAGTGGCTGCGCTCTCCTGGTCAGTGTTTGCCGAAGCTCGGATGCGTCCATGACCAGCAGTCGGGTCAGTTTCTTCCGTACCGAGCCGATCGCCTCACGACGACGCTTCAACAGCAGGTCCTGGAGTACCTGGATGACGCGCCACGCACTGCTGATGGGCAGACTCGCTTCCTGACGGTGTTGACTGCGCGCCAGATGGGCAAGTCTCTCGTCGTCGAGTACGGATGCTACCCGAAGGCGGCGTACACGCCCGGCTGGGACCACGTTTGCATCGCGGACACGAACCCGCGCGCCGACTATCTCCACCGCCGCGTCCATCACCTCCACGAACGCTGGGAACCGACGCTCCGCTCGCCCACCATCCCGGTCCGCGAGATGCGGCAGCTCACGTTTGAGAACCGCGTCGGCGGCAAGATGCGTGTTCTGAGCGCCGAGACTGGAAGTGTCGGTATCGGCCAGAGCCCTGACTCGTTTCACGCGTCCGAGTGCGCGTTCTGGGCAGACTTCGGCGGATCCATGACGATGATCTGGCCGAGCTTGCTCAACCGAGACCATGCGCTCGCTGTCTTCGAGTGCACGCCATGGCGGAGCGACTCAGACTGGTACGCGCACTGCCTTGAGGCCAAGGCTGGGCGTGGGCGCAATATGTACCTCTTCGCCCCGTTCTGGGACGGCGTCCTCAACTCGCGTCCGTGGCCGAAGGGCGAGAAGCCCGACAATCATGAGCTTCGGCTGCTGGAAAAGCACGGAGCGAAGGGCCTAACACTCGATCATCTGGCGTTCCGTCGCTTCACGATGGAAATGGACTCGGAAGTCCGCCGCAATCCCGAGCTTTTCGACATCTTCTACCCGTTCGATGACGTGTCCTGCTGGCTCATCAACGCGTCGGCCGCGATCCCGAAGCACGCCATCGAACGTCACCGGACGCCGGAACTTCGCGACCCTACTGGGCCTTATGACGAGCTACTGCCGCCAGACCGGGAGGGCATGTACGTCATCGGAGCGGACCCGTGCGGCCATGCTGCGCGTGACCACGCCGCTTTCCAGGTGCTTGACGTGGCAGACGGACGATGGACGCAGGTCGCCACCTTCGCCGACCACACGGACCCGCTCGCCTTCGCCCGCAAGCTGTTCGACACCGGCATCCGGTACAACAAGGCGCGCATCGCCGTCGAGAGCAACGGCGTCGGGCAGGCTGTCGTCGCCCTGCTCCGCGAGTGGGAGTACCCGAACCTCGTCTACGAAGCACCAAACAAACCCGGCCTTACGACCACGAGTCAGTCGCTGGATGCCATGACCACCTGGCTGATTGATGGGCTTCTTGACGAGCTGAAGCTCTACGACAAGCAGACCGTTGAGCAGCTCATGACCTACCGTCACGACAAGCGCATCGAAGAGAGCGCCCAGAGCGAGATCGTCCGTGGCAGCGCCAGTCGTCGCCGTCGTGAGCGTCATCACTGGGACAAGGTCTCCGCGCTCCTGCTGGCTGTCGCTACCGCTCGTCGGTCCCCGTCCCGCCGCCGCGTTACCACGGACTTGCCCGCTGGGGACAACCCCATCCACCCTGGGCTTTACCGCTTCTCCGAGCAGACTGCTCGGTGGAAGTCCATGCAGCGCAAGGCTCCGAAGTCAGACCCCTGGTACAAGCGTTAGAGGTGCCGCATGTCGCTCGACCCGAACACCTACAAGTCCATCATTGACTCGCACGTCTCCATGGCAGAGCGCGAGCACAAGGAGTGGGACAAGCTCCGCGCGATGTATCGCTGCGAGAACTGGGGCAGCGATCGCGCTCAGACGGAGCAGGACCTTCGCACGGAGAGTGGCTCGGTCTACGCCTACACCGACACGATGATCGCCAGCATCGTGCCGCCGAACCCGCAGATCACCTGCAACCCGCGTCGCCCGAACCTGGAGCAGGCGGCGAAGTACCGGGAGGCCCTGGTCAACGACGCGCTCAAGCGGTGCAAGGCGGACATGACGCTGTGGAAGCTGGCGACGCACGCCAGCGTTTACCCGCGCGGCATCCTCAAGGCGGTCTGGAACAAGAAGCTGGCGCGGCCGGACTTCCTCGTTGTGGACCCGCGCAACTTCTTCTTCGACCTTACGGCTGCCCGCTACGAGGACGCTCGCTACGTCATCGAGGCGTTCCCGCTGACGGAGGCGGAGTTCAACGACCGCATCTTCGATGAGCGGCGGAACCCGAACGGCAAGTACGACCCGAACGTCGCCAAGAAGGTCCAGTTTGGTTCGTACCCGGCGTGGCTCAAGGACCCGCAGTCGGGCCGAGCGGAGCTGGACGACAAGCTCC